CCCTCCGTCCCACCAAGCGGTCTGCCACTTCGAGGTCGGCGGACCACCGTAGACGAACGCGTCTTCCACGATCTCGCCGCCCATGGCGCGGCGACCGCTGAGCACGAAGAGGCCCGCCTCTACAGGCTCGTTGCCGACGGAGGCCTCGAAGCCCTCGTTGTGCCCGAACACAGGTGTGCCGCTCGCGTCGACGCAGATCGAGCCCACGGGCCAAGCGGCACCGCCGTCTGCGTTCGGCGGGCGCGTAGACCACACGGGCGTCTGGGTCTGCGCCATTCGAGCGAGGTGAAGCACGTAGCCCATCGTCGGGCGGTCTGCGCCATCCACAGGCGCGTAGAGGTGGTACTCCTGCTGCTGAGGCCAGTAGACCGCCCAGCTCCGGGCTTCGCACGAAACCGTGATGCGGCGCAGCTCTTCGCGGATCTGGTCGCTCAGACGCTGCACCGCGATCGTCGACCCGCTCGACGTGAGCGAGCCGGTCATGGCGTACACCCCGTCAGCGGCGAGGAACACGAGCCCGAGCCCAGGTACCGCCGCGATGGAGTGCGCAGCCAAGCACCCGACGCCAGGCACCACCGTAGTGACGACGTAGCCGTTGTCCTCGCGCGAAACGACCGCGTCGATGCCTCTCTCGCGGAAGATGAACAGGGACCCCGCGTGGGCGAAGATGCCCGTGATGCCGCCTCCTTCGCCGGAGACTGAAAAGACGTTTGTGATCGGGAACTGCTCGATCAGGTTCTCTTCGGAGTAGTACAGGCTCGTGCTGTCGCTCGGTCCGCCGTCGAGCCAGAGGCGCCCATCCCAGTACGCCGAATAGCGCGCGTACGGCGCCGGCAACGTGCCAGTGGGCACCGCAGGGGCAGCGCTGAGCAGGTTGGGCGGCCGAATGGCCTCGACGTGGAGCTCGTCGAAGTTGTTCCGGATCAGCGTAGAGAAGTAGAGCTGCGTATCGCCCGCGTCGGGGGAATCCTCGTGGATGTTCTTCGTGCGGTAGATTTTGCGCGCGACGGTGCCCTCGGGACCGCGGGGGATTCGTGCGGCGAACGCGTACCAGTAGCCGACTGCGGTGTCCGGAAGCTCCCAGGAAGCGCTTCCAATCGCGCTCATCGGGCCCTCGGAGCCCGTGTCGGAGATGTATGAGACCGTCAGGTTGACGAGCGCTCCGGTATCGAGCTCCGACCCGCCGAGAGAGAAGCCCATGCCCCAGCGCCCGCCAGGGGTCACAACGGGGTCTACAGCGTCGGGCGCCTTGCTGTACCAGAAGTGCGTGCCGGCCGTGGTTCCGGACGCAGTTGGGCTTGCAAGCGGTGCCACCACGTCGGTCTGAGGCGCGCTGGGCTGTGAGCGGAAGCCGAAGTCCCGCAGGCAGCTCGCGATAGAGGCGCTGCTCTCGCTAGAATCGCCAAGGGGCCACGGATACACGAGAACAGGCCAGTCGTGGCCGTTTGCGACGATTGTGCCGTGCGGGGTGTCGGTGTACCAGCTCGACGCCTCGGTCGGGCGAGGCACGGTGCGGCCTGAGGCTAGAACGCGCAGAACCCGCTGCTGGCCGCTCTGGTAGAAGAGCGTGAGGTTGCCGCCCTCTTCGAAAAGAATGCTTTCGCGCGCACCCCTTGCCAGCAGCTGCTGCGCGTGTATGGAGTAGATGTAGGTCGTCGCCTGGAACGGTTGGAACCCGCTGGCAGGGTCAGGCCGGTAGCGCTCGTAGCCCAGACGCGTCGACCAGCCGCCCGTGCGCGGGTCGGTCGTGAGGTTCTCGACGACGTTGCCGTTCGCGGACTCTTGCGGTTCGCGCGTGTCGAGACCGCCAGCGACGGGGAAGTTGGCGATAGTAGTTTTCACACGTTCCCCCGGTCGACGATGGGCCCGTAGTAGTTCGCGACGCCGAGAGCGTCGGTCTGGTAGGCGCCCCGCTGTATGCGCTGGTTCGGGCGGCTCAGGTACTTGGCCGCCATCTGCCCGTAGAGCTGCTGATACTTGCGCGCGTAGAGCTGGGACAGCGAGTCGTTGCCGAGCTTGGAGGCGAGCTGTTCGATGGCTGCGTACGCGATGATCTGCGAATAGGCCTCGGGGATGGCGGGGGTATCGGTATCCTCCAGCAGTTTTTGCGCCGCCCGCAGCACACGGACCCTCATGTCGCGGTCGCTGCTTGGGTGAGGCCAGAGCTCGTAGCCCTGGTAGCTGCCCGTGCTGGGTACGTAGCGCACGAGCTGCGTCTGCGCGGTCTGCGACTGGAGGTAGCTCAGGCTCAGGTTCGGCTGTAGCGTGACGCCGCCCGCGGGGGAGACGGTATCGACCCCGGCCGCAGCAGACCCGACTGCGCCGACAACGCGGACAGGCGCGTAGATGCCCGCTTCCGCGCAAGTGTAGTAGTAGCGCCGATAGAGCCCGCTCTCGTTGGGCAACGTCTCGGGGGTGAACGTGAGCGTCTGCAGCGCGGTCAGGGTGTAGCTGGAGACGGCCGACAAAGCGCTTTCACGGCCGCCACCGACGCGTCTGGGGTACTGTGACGGAGACGGGTAGCGAGGCGCAAAGACGTTCGCCATGAAAACGTCGATCGTGCGCACGCCCTGGGCGAGGGCCGCGGTCGTGGCCACCCCGTTCGGGGTCCTGGGCGCGGCGATGCGGCTCGAGGAGAAGGGCACGTAGGCCGTCGGGGTGCCGAGCATCTCGCGGTCGTACTGCTGGCTGTCCTGCTCGTAGCGCGTGAGGGTGGGCTGGTAGCGCGCAACAGGCCCCTGACTCGGGTCGACCACCGACATCACCGTCATTGTGTCGGAGGGCAAGTAGATCTGGCGTTGCCGGAAGATGATCTCGTACGTGCCTGTGATGCCGCGGTAGGGCTGCGTGAAGTAGGCCGTGCTGGTCGAGCTGATCCAGGCGAGCTCGTAGACGTGCTCATTGCCGCCCGAATCGCTGAAGTGCGCTTGCGCCCCGTCGATCGGGCTTCCCGGCAGTGTAGTGCTGCTCGTGTACGGGAACGTCGCCGTAGTCGTGATCGTAGCGGACCCGTTGGTGATCGTCACTACGATCGTCTGGTCCGTGTACACGGGGCTGTCAACGTCAAACTGTGCGAACGACCAGGTGTAGTCGCTGAGAACACGCGTCTGGGCGTCGTTGAGCAGCTTGTCGAGCTGCGCCTGGTAGGTGGCGTTGCTCGGGTCCCAGTCGAGCAAATTGGCGCAGAAGTCGCGCAGTTCGGCCAAGTTCACGGGGGACCTCCGGGTAGCTACAGACTAACGCGAAGAAGCCCCGGCCGCCATGATAGCGACCGGGGCGAGCACCGCGGTGTGGGCCGCAGTGGCGCGGGTCAGAAGCGCTTGATCACGAAGACCTGGGCCGTGTTGGAGCTCTCCGCAGAGAGCGCCACCGCAACCGGAGTCCCCTGCCCGCCGCCAAACGCGACGGCGCGGTACTTCTCACCGCTCGTCACAGTGAACTTGACGTCGGTGGCAGTGTGAGTGCCGTATGCCACGTCAAAAGCGCCGCCAGTCAGCTCAGTCGCAACAGCAAAGGCGAGGGAGGGCACTACGCCGAGGCCGTGAGCGGTCGACTGCTCGGCGGCGTTGCCGGTGATCTCCGCCGACAAGAACCCAGATGCACTCCCCAGACGCCCCGCAGTGCTGGTCGTGTAGAGCGGCTGCCCGACGGCCACACCGGTAGCGACGTTCGCGCTGTTGCAGAAGCCGGCAACAACAACCGCGACCTTCTCGCCCGCTGCGGCGGCGTTGAGCGCGATGCCCACCACCAAAGCGCCCGCGGCTGCGGTCGCCTCGATGACGTAGAGCACCTTCTGCTCATCGGTCTTGCTGGAGTCGAACGCAACGGCATCACCCGCTCCGATCGTGCCACCCGCGAGGAACGTCTCGATCTGAGTGCGGTAGCTCTGCCCGTCGTCGTTGCCCGCGGAGGGGTCCCCGACCGCGCCGAGGTACTGGATGTCAGTGCTAGTAGCCATGGTTCACCTCGAAAAGTTGGTTGGGGATCAGGCTTCGGCCCGGATGAGCACGCCCGCCGAAGCGAGGTGACCCGTGCAGATCTGCGCGCGGAGGTTGATGTTCGCAAACCTAGCGGCGTACCCGGGGTACGGAGCCAGCTCACCGACGCTGAAGTCCGCGTTCGGGTCGATGTACATCGACACGGTGTCGGAGCTGATCGCGAAGGCCGAGACAGCGTTGCCGGCGGCGTTGTTGTAGCCCAGAGTCGGCTCGACGTAGATCCGAGCCCCGCGCCAAGTGGCCACGTAGTCCGCGCCAGCGAGAGCATCGCGGTCGCGCACATTCTGGTAGCGGTAGTCGTCGGTGAGGAGCGACTGGAACGCGGCAAAACACTTTGGCGACATGAAGATGATGTCGGGCCGGCGACCACCAGGGTGGTACAGCGAGGCCTGAATCATCAGCTCGTCGATGTGGTCGAGCGAGAGCGTGCCGCCAGCGTCGACGTACTGGTTCTGCCAGTTGAAAGACGCGTAGGTGGTCTTGCTCAGGCCGCCGACGGTGTTGCCAGTCTGGCTGCCGAACGCGGCCGCCTGGTACCAGCCCGTGGTGTCGACGGCGAGGGTTGACGTGCCCATGCCGTTGAACGTCGAAAGCGTGGTGCCTGACGCGCTCGTCGGCGAATCACCCCGGAAGACGCGCCGGCTGATCAGCTTGCGCATGTCGATAAGGGCGTTGGAGACGAGGTTCTCGAGGATGTTCGAGATCGCCTCATCACCCTCGTTTGCCAAGGCCCACTGGTCCGAGATGATCAGCGGCTTGCTGAACAAGGCCCACTCGTAGATTCCCCTATTGAAAGGGTCCTGCACGCTCATGTCAAGCGAGTTGAAGCCGCTTCCAGTCAGCTCAGTCATGTTCGTAGAAGTCCCGAACATCACCGGCTGCTCGATACGCTGGCTGCCGACCTTGCGCTTCAGCGCGCCAGCATCCTGCAGACCGCGGAAGAGCGGGGTCGCGAGAAAGCTGTTGTCCAGCACTTTCTGGATCAGCAGCGGGAGAGTAGTCGCCAATACGGCGTTGGAGATTGCCACGGTATCACCTATTTGGGGGAGAGGTTGTTTTCGGCGTGCCCTACCCGGGTGCCCGCAGCGTCTCCCTCAGACGAGGGGTGGACGCAATTACAGTGTCCCGGTCGGGGCGAGGTGTCAAGGAAAAAGCTACCGGCTGTGCTGCGCCTTGGCCCAGCGCAGGATGTCCGCCGCGGTCATGGACCGCGCCTGCTCCTTTGTCGGCGGCCCGGAGGTAGCGGCGGCACGCGGGGTAGCCACGGCACTCGCGGCTTTGCGCTGCGCAGCCCTCATCGGGTCTTTGGCCGGGGCACGGGCGCGCCCGAGCTTGCCTGTGGCCGCGTAGTAGGCGGTCTGCAGGTCGAGCTTCTCGTTGAGCTCCATGAGCTCATAGATCGCGGTCTGCAGCGCCTCGTCGGTCTCCACCTCAGGGTGCTGCGCCACGAACGAGGAGTACTCAGCGTCCGCTTCCCGCTCGGCAGCGGAAGCACGCAACTGTTGAAGTTCGCGCTCCAGTTCGGCCGTGCGGTCGACGTGCCCCCGCACATAGGCCTCGACCGAGTCGGGGTCCCAAGTGTCGTACGTAGTCGGCGCGGGCTGGGCGGGCTTCGGCGCGGGAGCGAGGGAGGTCTTGAGCTGCTCCAGCTCGCTCTTGAGCTGCGTCAGCTGCTTCTTCTCGGCCGCGATAGCCTGGGTCTTTTTCGTGTAGTCCGACTGCAGCGACCGGGCGAGGGTCTGCAGTTCGGCGGGCAGCTTGGCGACCTCCGCGTCCCACGAGAGCTTGCCCGCGGGTGCCGGAGCGGGTGCGGGGGCTGGCGCTGGGGCCGTCGACACTACCTCCTGCTCCTTGGCGGCCTTCAGGATCTCGAGCGCGGACCGGGTCTCAGCAGGAGGCGGGGTGTACGCGGCCTCGGTCGTGCCTTCGGGCGTACCCTCGGGCGTCACGGTAGTGTCTGCGGCAGGTGCTTGCAACGTCATGGGGGACTCCGGTTTGGGGGTGGTCCGTGGATCAACGGCCGCGACGGCGCATCAGTTCGCGCAGGTCACGGGGCTTCTCGGGCTCAGACTCCGTCATCATCATCATCCCTGGCGACTCATAGTCGCCGTCGTCTTCCTGGTCGTAGGTGACGGGCTCTTGCTCAACCATCTCCTCGCCCATCCCCTCGCCCATCTCCTCGCCCATCTCCTCGCCCATCTCCTCGCCCATCTCTTCACCTTCCTCTTCCGCCATCTCTTCGGTGGCGTCGAGGAAGGCGCGGAAGTTCTCGTCCTTGGCGAGAGCGAGGAGCTGGCCAGCGAGCGCGGTCAGGGCGTCTTCGGTGCGCAGCTTGTCGAGCGGCATCAGTTTGAGGCCGTAGTCCGTAGCGGCCTGCTGCACCATCGCGAGGTACCGGACCATCTCTGGCGGCAGCACGCGCACGTCGCCCTGCGGTACCTCAATCATCTCGATCGTCGTCGAGAACATCGGCAGCACCGCGTTGAGCGCCTTGGTCAGGTCGCGCAAAACACCTGGCGAATAGGCGACGCGCGACTCGGGCATCTCAGAGGCCATCGACGCCTCCAACGCCCGGTCCCGCTGACGGGCCACCTGCAGCAATTCCATCTCCGGGGACTTCGGCATTGGGTACCTCCTCCGCGCTCGGCGGGGCTTCTGGGGGCAGCAGCAGGGTCTCGGGCAGGCCGTACATCCGGATCATCTCTGACCGCAGCGCTTCCGGCGCAACACCGAGCTGTAGCAGGAGCGGGACCAGCTGCGTCATCTCGTCCCGCTTCGCCTGGTCGGCCATCGGGCTGCTGCCCGCGTCGGCGGCCCAGTAGGTGTAGTCGGCCTCAAGGTCTTGCGCGGTGAGCACGATAGGCCCGACGTTGGGCAGCACGAGGGGCTCACCTTCGTCGGCCAGTGTGACCGCGAGCATGACGCAGTACACCTTAGCGATCTCAGCAATCACTGCATCGCGAGCGCGGACCATCCGGCCGAGCTGACTTGCGGTGTACTCGGCCAGCAGCCTGTTTTCGGTGGCGGTGACGCCAGTGACCTCGCCGCTCACAAAGGGCGCGTTGACGCCACTCGCCTGAATGTCGGCCTCAACGAGGCCCTGGTAGGCGGTGATGTCGCCAGGGATAGGCTCCGACGGCACCGGAATCATCGCGCCCGTGAGCTCAGCCCCGGGGGGGAGGTCGATCTCGATCATCTCCCCGTCGCGACCCTCGTTGATTTTCGCGACAGCCTCTTCGTCGAGGAGACCCTTTTTCACGAGCCACTGCCGCGCCATGCGCCGCACACCACGCGCGGTGTACGACCTGAACACGTTGAGCTCGCGCAACTGGTCGTAAATGCGCCCGACAAGCGAATAGCCGTCGAGCGGGCAACTCGGGTCTCTCGCGAAGTACATCGGCACGATGGGCACGATGGGCCGGTTCGAGGACGTTCTGAACGGAATCCCAGTAGTGACGGTCTCGACCTCCATCTCCTCCTGCTCGTCGACGCCAGCTTCCGCGTCAAGAGCGCCCTTCTGAACGCGCACACCGCGGAAAAGGTACTTGTCCCCATTCGCGTAGTCGGGTGACCAGACAAGCAGCCGGTCTGCGATGAGGTCGTACATCTCCACTACGCGCACCCAGTCGCGCTC